AGCTACATGAGTAAGTGTTACTTCACTGTCAACACCCATATTGATGATTGCACCATCTGAAGACAGTGTAATATCATCACCTACATCTAAGTCACCATTAATGTCTACATCATCAGTAATATTTACGCCAGTTGTAGATACTTCTAAACGAGTAGTACCACCTTGCTGTAACTTTAAGCTACCATCACCAGCATCATTAATTAAACTGTCTGTGCCATCATGAAAAATTTCAAGGTCATTACCTGTACCAAAACGTGCTTTGTCGTTGTCAATAAAGTCAATGCCAGTACCCGCAGTAATGTTACCATTTGCCAGTATCTCACTTAGTTCATCATTTGCACCTAGTTGCGAATCTACATATGCCTTAATTGACTGCTGCGTTGCCAGTGAAGTATCACTGTCAGACACCATGTTATCTTCATCAAGTATTGCAGTTACAGTAGAACCACTTGCCAGTGTCAAATCTGTGCTGGCAGTTAGATTAGTAAATGTACCAGCAGCAGATGTAGTACCGCCAATGGTAGTGCCATCAATAGCACCTGCATCAATATCAACTGTAGGGAGATTAGCTGTACCAGCTATGTGAATGTCTTTAAATTTAAGAAGGGTAGTACCAATATCTAGTGTATTATCAGTCTTTGGTTTTATATCTGTTGTACTAGCAACAAAGTCTTGGGCAGGACCAAGCACAGTAATAGGTCCACCCTCGCCTGACGTACCATCGTGCGTGTGGCCTGTGCTACTATTAAACGCATTCTCAATGGCATCATATTCACCATCAAAATCTGAAGCGTTAATAATGTTACCGTCTGCAATATTATTGACGGTATCATTTCTAGTATAACCTGTTCCCATTTTATTTACCTTCTATCGTGGGTGGCGTATTCAATTGTTAATGCGTCAATAGAATATGGTGGGTCTGTCGTATTTGAAGTAAACTGAAATGATACAGTAGTTCCTGAACCTACAACTTGTGTTTCAAACAGTTTTAGAAGTTTAGTACCAAATCTAGTTGTGCCAAATACACCTGTTCCAAAGAAACCTACAGTACCAGTTTGGTTCTGAATACTAATAGGTGGTGGTTGAATAGTTCCTTCACTATCAAAGTCTAACTTTAAACTAACATCAAAGCTAACACTACCTTGTGGGTCAGCGTACAAAAATAACTTGTAAAAAGTTTTTCTTATACGTGGGTCACTAATTGGCAAGTGTGGTGTGGCAAATGTAGTTTGGATATTATTACCATCAAATGAGTTACCACTTTCCATTTGATATAGATAGCCATCATTGTTTGCGAACAGTACTATCTCTACGTTTTGATTATAATTACTATCTGCTACATAAGCACGAATACCACGTGTCTCTGCAAAGGCCATGCCTTCACCACCTTGCGGTGCAAACTGAGTAACCAGAACTCCTTGAGCATTTTCTTGCGTAATATTATTGTTATATCCAAGTATTCTGTACTGTGACTTTTCCCTAATAACACAGCTAGTAAAGCTAGTGTTAGCAGAAATAAATGAAGTCATGTTACTCTGAATATTCTTAGAAACAGATGCTAATCCAAAGTCACCTATTCTGTCTGTTCCACTTACTAGTCTTAAACCATCTGGCGCAAGGAACATAATATCACCAGCAATCTCTTGGATAGTATCAGAGTCAATACACCCAATGTCCATTGTTATAGGCTGCAAGTTAAAGTCTGCAATCGTTGTGCCTAATAACTGGTGAATACTTCTTTCTGTAAAAATGATTAAGTTTTGTCTAAATACAGCTAGGCCAGTAATTGTTGTGCCTACATTAATTGTTCCTGAACCTGCTGCTGCAGTAAAGTCATTGTCTGTATATGGAGCAGTAAATGTTACATTACTACCTTTAGCAAAGAACAAATGTTTTTTAGATTCGGCTACAAAACTAGCCCCTATAATATCATTAGGGCCATCATTGAGAACAGTAAAGGTAGCATCGTCATATAAAGCTGGAGCATTTAAACCATCTACAATTGCTATCTTTTCTGTGCCGCTAAAGTTATACTTAGCAAATCTAGTTTTACCAGCAGTTTCTCTACTCGTAGATAAAAATGTAATTACAGCATTGTCAGCCGGGCTACTAGCTAACGCAGGGTTTATTGTTAATGTTGCACCGCCTGATGTCACAGAAGCATCTGCAGTAACGGTATATATTAAATCTATACCTGTAACCTTAAATGCATCACCCGCTTGTGGTGCGCTATCTAAACCATCTACAATAAGACTTGAACCAGTTTGACTAGCACCATTTACAAGTGGTGTTCCGTAATCTGGAACATTAATCTTTGTATAACCTACGCCACCAGTTTTAAATATGTCAGCATTTTTACATACAATAGCACTGTCTTCCCAACTAGCTACACCTAACGCTAAGTAGTTAGAAGTAGTGCTTGTAAATGTTATATCTGCGCCATTGCTTGGGCTACTAGCTAGTGAAGTGGTTAAAGTAAGAGTAGCCCTATTGTTTGCCGCATCAAATGTAACACCACCAGATGCAATAGTATATGTGCCTGTTACACCATCTATTGTAAACTCATCACCAGCTTCTGGTGTAGTATGTATAGCAGCTAGGACAAGTGTTGTACCCGTCTGACTACCACCGTGAACTACAGGCGCACCATATGGTGGTATAATATTGCTATCAAACTTGTCATAGCCTTCAATGCGTCTGTAACCACCCTCAACAGAAGGTTCGTAGTTACGTAGTATTCTTGCACTACCCGGAGCGTTAATACCTTGCTGCAAGGGAGACAAATTTGTTATAAGACCACCACGAAACTCAACGGGGTAGGTTTGCCATGCATCCATCGTGATAGCCCCTAAATGCCTATGCTTGCGCCACCCGTAACACGATTAATCATAAACGAACGAACATATGGGGTGCGATTAATTAGCTGTGAACGCATATGTTTTATGCCTTCATCAAACTTTTCTTTTGCTGCCATTGTAGCTTGCATATTGCTTCTAAACATATATGAATGGTACATAGCACCGTCTACAATAATGTGCCTAAATCTTTCTGGTATGTTTGTTACATCTGTATCATTAGCCAAATCAACTGGAAATGTGTAGTATTCATACACTACTTCATATGCTTTGTCAGGCTCTGGTGTTAATATAAATTCTAAGTCCGGTGCTTGCACGACATACAAAGGAACACCCTGTCCTGTAGAGGTGCTATATTCTTGCGCTACATATTTATCTAAATATTCTTCGTAGGCAAGTTCTGTTAGTCTTGTGGTAGCATTACCTAATGAAGTGTTTTCTTTTATGCGAAATGTTTGAAAGTTTAATACTTTTGCATCTGCAGGAAAAGCATACCTGCTAGTGTTAGCTGTAAGTGTTGTTGTTTGTGTAACATGATTAAAAGGCCAATTATATTCTGACTGATTAATATAACGAATGGAAGCATTAACTGCATCTTTAGCCTGTGAATAAAAACCTGTGGCATTAGCAAAAGTAGCCGAAGTGAGTTCTACCTCATTCAGCCGTCTGTTAACATCATTAACAAGTCCAAGAAAATCGTATGCCATGTACCGTTCCTAAAAGAGTAAGCAGGGGCAACCCGTAAGCTGCCCCCACTAAGTAATTACTTATGCAAGTGTATCACGGTCTACTTCATTAGCAGTGCGTGGTGCAGTCATGTCTACGACCAGTGCGTAAACACGTGCTTTACCAGCAGTACCAGTACCAGTGACAGTTGAAACAACGTCAATGGTATCAGCAGCAGTTGTACCTTGTGGTACAGCAGCTTCTGTGATGATGTCACCTACTGAGCCAGCTTGCAGGTCAATTGCAGTCACGATGTCTGCAGACCCGATTGACAGGTCAGCAACGTGTGCAGTTGAACCAGCACAGGCTTCAGTGATAACTGCGCCAGCAGCAAGTACCATGCAATCAGCAGGAATGCTAATAGCAGTTACTGTGCCAGATGCAGTAGGGAGTGTTACTTCAGCTTCGTAAACACGAACGCCTTTAGCAACAGTTTGAGAAAGTGTAGCCATTTTCTATACTCCCCTTACACCAAGTTAAATTTAGCGTTAACAAGACCTTCAGGACG